CCTATTCACCCTATTTTTGTTTCAATTGGAGTTTCCCATGTATGGTTTTTAAACCCTTTGTTCTCACTCCTTAAAACAACTAAGATTTACGGTGTGTAAATCTTTACTCACGCTCAATGTGTTTTATTTATTATTTTAATTAGTTTTATTTTGTTTTTGTTTTTTGATTTTTGTTTTTGAAAATGTTTATATAATTATCAAATCAATCAAATCACATCTGTGCCATAGACGCTAAACTAGCCAATTATTAAACTCCTTTTTCCAACAAACTTGGACCGTGTGTTCTAATCATATTTGTAAAGACGTTTATAGCTCTATCGAAGATACCTCCTGAAATTCCAGAGAGCCCTTGGGAAAATAAGTCCGACTCTGAGTGTCTTGGTATTACTTCATAGTTGATGCAAACTTCTATATTAAAATTTCTTCCAGCTGGAACTTGTACATTGGCTATTATTGGGCACATTCCATTTATTTTAAAATCCAAACCGCTCGACATTGCATTATGTGTTAAATCTGTTGATGAATAATCTACTGGATAATAAATAGCCTTAATAGATTTATTCGTCAATGGATAGGATTTAGCCAAGAGTTAATCTTCTAATTAATCTAAAGAGGTTGCTCCGTTGCCGACTATCTGCGTTCGCAATAAACCTGATCTAACCATTCTACCTGCTCTAGTATCTGCTGATCCTAAATCTGTCCATATCATACAAGCTGAAACTACCCTTACCACGTCGAATTGATTTGTACCTACTACCGGTGATGTCAAACCTAAATCGACCCACTAGTGTGAATCCGTCTCCGATGTTGGGTTAAAGTATTTTAAAGGGTGTAACTCGAAAGGATCTAGAACTATTACATTGTCTCCGAGCGCTGCTACTGTGTGACTATAGTTAGTTCTCCAATTGACGACTGTCGTAGGGACAGGAAAGACACTAGGGACTCTACATGTATTGTCTGCTTTTTCTGGGTAAATCAAGTTCCTTATGTATCTGAATTCGTCTTCTTAAATCTGTTTTTAAAATTATTTTTGGTTCTTATTTTTTACCTATCGTTTTAAGTCTTTACCTTTCTTTTAATAATCTTCTTTGTCTTTTTAGGTTATTTTAAACCTATCTTTTAAGCATTATTTATTTTAAAAATCTCCTAAGAACCATATTGAACCTACGTCTCATAACACAATTTTTCCATCCTAGTTATCAATTCAACAGATGCTGGTTCATCACTCCTGTCATATGGATCTTCATTATTCCCTGTTGTTTTCGTTATGTACTAATATTCTTCACGCATAATATTCTCCATCTTGGATGTAGTTCTCACATCTTTCACAATAGGTTCATATTTGTCCCTAAAATAACTCATGTAATCAGGAATAGCTTGTAAGGATATCCATTGCATCTTTAATAATTAAGATGGTGTGAGTTCAGTTGAATTTTTCATACAAACTGATTGTATGTTAAGTTTTTCTGGAAGTCTACAAAAAGAAAACACCTCTCCATAAAAAGAAGACATTGTTGAAAGGAATTCATTACCTGTTAAAGATCTAGTGCACTTTATATCTGAGATTGTTTGACCTAAACCATTTAAACCTACTGGAGTATCTGAACCTATATATTACCTTACTTTCTTAAGCATATAGCTTTAAAAGTCATCTTCAACATCCTCTATCTTCTTTATTATCAATATATGCATACCATCATCTCCTGCTTAACCTGGAAAAAGTTTAAAACTAGGATAATCTTTTTATACTTTGTATTCCATATATTTTAAATAACTAATCACTCTAAGAGTATTTCCAGTTGATGTCACTATAGGATGACCCGAAAGGACTTTGCCATTTATCCGTGCTTTGAGAACAGACATAAATTTTTGATCTCTTGGATTCTTGCAATATTTTTTATTGGGTACAGTAGCTCTAATGTTGTAATTTGTCATCGTCAATCGTTTCATCAAAGGTTTCCATATAGATTAGTCTATGTCTGTTTTTCCTAGAGCCTTCTCCATCAAAGAATTTACTAATCTAACATCTATTAATTTCAATAACACCTCATGTTAGTGCGCGTCATGAGAAGACCCATCCATAGTCAATATATATTTGTTATATTCGAGAGGGCTAAATTTAGAGTCGATTTCATTATTGTATTCAGTCATTTTGTCAGCCACGTCATACATACTCATTCCACAAAAAATTCCTCTAGTCCATGATTCTAAGGGTTCCCAATCATAATTCTTTTTGATATTTTTAAAAAATGTCCTAGTGGCATAAGAGCCAAATACTTTCGTCCAATTATCAGGATTTCCTATGACTCTCATTCTCACTCCATCATCTCTCTAAGTACCCACTTGGTGCTCATCTGTCTTGACTATGAGTTCAAAATTTGGAGGGACAACATGTATCCTATCTGGGTCTTAAAGAGTATTCCAATATGTTTTCTTCTTCCTTGAGACTGTGTCATCGATGAATGTCTATTGAGAGTAATGCTCTGCAAAATCTAATTTTTAACTCATTATCTCTTCCTACTACGGTAATTGTTAGTCTAAAAATTTTGAGTAGTCTAAAAGGATGTCTGGTTCTGGATATTTGTCTACATGTGAGACTCTATATAAGATGCCATATATTAAATTGTAATCACAATTCGGAAATTGTGTGATATGATCTTCCAATTATTATATAGTCGTATAGGAGCCTTCGCATTCACAGATAGGGTGTCTATCGATCTGCATATCCACTCCATGATACAAAATGGGTTTTTATTTTTTAGCTCTCTTGTTCTCCTTAATATCAAAGTGCTCGCCTTAGTTGTGTTCTTCTTAGACTCTAATCACTTCTCTACCAACACAACTTTTCTCCGTATAGCTTTTCTTCACATAAGGCAGGGATTTTACTTACTTTTTAACCTCTTTTAGTCTCAGTTTCTAATTGAGTTTCTTAGATATCTATAAATTGAAATTCAGGTTTCGATCCAATTCTTTGACTCTCTTTAGATATTTTTATTCAGGTCCTAAATATATTCCAAGACTAGCTTTTAATCTCTTTATCCATTTCTCATAAAACCATTTATGAATATCTATTTCCACTTCTGCTCTTTAATCTATCTCTAATTAAGTCACATATTAAGCTAACCGTTTTTACTTTAACACTTTTATAGCCAGAGGTATTTGTTAGATAGTCAATTAGGCTTTATTAATGGCTATACCTATGTTTTGGGTCTATGTCTTCTCTTGATCTCTTATAGCTATAATTTCTTACAATTTCTCAATTTGATTAGTAGTTAATACATCATTCATCATATTGTCTTCTATAGACTGTATCTTTATTTAATGTAAATAATCTCTATATTCATCTTTGTTTGATTTTTCTATTCTCCAAACATTATATCTAGTATTATCTGTTAATATAATTGAGTCTAGGATTATTGCTTTAACATAAACATATCTCAAAAAACCCACTTTAAATCTA